TGAATGTGAAAGTAAAATCTGGTTTCCAAAGAATGAACAAGACTTTGAAAACTTAGATATTGAAATGGTTTACACCGACGAAATTAAAAAAGATAAAGAAAGTGTTGGTTCAGGCATCAACAAATGGAATTGTATTCGTACCTTCACAAGTACAATGAAAAACAATTCTAATATTGGTCGTAACCTTCATTATATCATTCGTGACCGTGTGACAGGTAAATATCTAGGTGTTATTTGTATCACTGGTGATTTTATTGACTTGACTCCAAGAGACGATTTTATTGGTTGGGAAAGAAAATATAAAACATCTAGTGGTAAATTAAATCATAGTTGTATTGGTTCTACAATTGTACCTTTACAACCACTTGGTTTTAATTATGTTGGTGGTAAACTGTTGGCTCTTCTTTGCCTTTCAGATGTAGTTCAAAAACAGTGGAAAGAAAACTATGGTGATACTCTTGTATCTGTCACCACTACCAGTCTTTATGGTAAATCTAAAGCTGGTGGTCTTTCTCAGTATGATAATCTAAAACACTGGAAGAAAATGGGTTATTCTTCGGGTTCTTTGACTTACGAACTTACAAAAGAAACTGAACGAGAAATGCTTCGTTACTGTAAGAAACATGATACAGAAAAATATTTCACTTATTATGTGGCCAAAAGACCAGACGGTATGCAATTGAAAAGAGACCATCGTAATCGTTATAGAACTAGAATATTTTCTAAATTAAAAATACCTAAGGAGATTATTCGTTCTGACCATCAAAGAGGCATATATTATTCTCCGCTATATACTAACACAAGAGAATTTCTTCGTGGCGAAATAGAAGAGGATAAACTTGTTAAGTCTTTTGATACCAGTGTTGAGTATCTTACAGACTTATGGAAGAAAAAGTATGCAGCAAAACGCATACAGAATTTAATTAAAAATGAAAGAACGAATTTAAACGAAACTCTTTTCTACAGTGATATTTGTACTATGACTTGGGAAGAAACGAAAGAAAAATACTTGAAACAGGTGGGTAGATAATGTTCAAAACTAATTTTAAACGTGTGGGTGATTTTATGACGGCCTTTGGACAAAATGTTCAAATGAAACCAAAACTGGTCGACCATGATACTTCTACACTTCGATACTCTTTGATTGCAGAAGAACTGGATGAGTTCGGTGAAGCTGTAGAGAAGGATGACTTGGTAGGTATTGCTGACGCACTAACAGACTTATTGTATGTTGTTTATGGTGCAGGTCATGCGTATGGTATTAACCTCGATAAATGTTTTAAAGAGGTTCACAGTTCTAATATGAGTAAGTTAGGACCAGATGGTACACCAATTTATCGTGAAGATGGTAAGGTTCTCAAGGGCCCTGATTACAGAGAACCGAATTTGGAGAAATTTATAAAATGAGTGAGATTGATTACAAGTACAACGAAGATGAAATACTGCTTCAAGTTGCTGACTATATAAATGGTACCTATTCACAACACTATGCTGCGAATCAAATCGAAGCTTCAGAGTTCATTATGGATGCTGGTCACGGCGAAGGTTTCTTCATGGGCAACATTCTTAAATATGCACAAAGATATGGTAAGAAAGGCAATCGTGCAGACGCCCGTAAAGATTTGATGAAAGTGATTCATTATGCTGTCATGGCCATATATAATCATGATGAAGATAGTTATAAAGATAACGAATTAGTGTATGGTAATAAAGGTAAACCTTCGTATACTTTAAATTACGATGATCCACCTTTTTAACAAGTGATGTTTTATGGAATTATCTTGGTTTCCTATCGATTATAAAATCGATGAAAAAATAAAAAGAGAGATGCTTTTATTAGCTGAGTCTGTTCCTGATTCATATTATTACGATCATTACTCTACAGGAAAAAATGAATACATGAATCTAAAATTTTTTTTAGATCCAGAAAAAGAATTATGTGATATTTCTAAACCATTGTTAAACGATTTCAGAAAAAAACCTGATAAATTTACTATCTGTAGAGTTAATCCGAATAAAAATGTTAAATGGCATGTAGATAATCCAAAATTCAAAAGAAATACTGTTATTGTTTTTCCTTTATCCGAAAATTTTGCTAGTTGTGAAATGGAATCTGGTGAAATAACCTTTGGTATCGAGTGTTATGCTTTCGATCCGAATATTAGGCATCGAGTGGTGAATAATGATAAAATCAGGGTTTCTTTACAACTGATTTATGATACCAGTTTAAATGAAATGAGGAACATATATAACAGAAATGAATTATTCAATTAAGGAGAAATTATGGAATTATCAATTGATGTAGGTGAGTTGAGAAAGAGAAAAATCTTTGTTGCTACACCAATGTATGGTGCAATGTGTGGTGGTCAATACACAAAATCAAGTGTTGATCTAGCTCGACTTGCCTCACATTATGGAATTGAAATAGAGTTCTTTTATCTTTTTAATGAATCTCTTATTACTCGTGCAAGAAACTATTGTGTAGACGAATTTCTTCGTAATGAAAAGTTTACACATCTAATGTTCATTGACAGTGATATTGGATTTGACCCGAACGATGTTCTTGCATTGGCTGCTGTTGCAGACCCCGACAGCGATAAAGACATTGTGTGTGGTCCTTATCCTAAGAAAACAATTTCTTGGGAGAAGATTAAACTCGCAGTAGATAAAGGTTATGCAGATGATAATCCACAAAATCTTAACAGATATGTGGGTGATTATGTTTTCAACCCTGCTGCAGGACAAACTCAGATTGCTTTGAATGAACCAGTAGAAGTGCTTGAAGGTGGTACTGGATTCATGATGATTCAACGCAAAGCTTTTGAGAAATACGAGGCTGCGTACCCAGAGTTTAAGTACAAACCAGATCATGTTCGTACTGCAAACTTCGACGGTTCTCGTGAAATTATGGCTTACTTTGATTGTGTCATTGATCCAGATACAAAACGATATCTCTCAGAAGATTATATGTTCTGTCAATGGGCAAGAAAAGCAGGTATCAAAGTATGGATGTGTCCTTGGATGAAGACACAACATATGGGTTCTTATTTCTTCGGTGGTTCTCTTATTGATCTTGCAACAATCGGTGCAAGTGCAACAGCAGATCCTTCACAGAAGATCAAACAGTAGTTGACAAGCTACTGAAAATATGATATAATGGTTGTTCGTTTATTAATGAGGTATATAAAATGAAAGTGTCTAATGAAATGTGTGATGTTTTGAAAAGTTTTTCTGGTATCAATCAATCGATTTGGGTAGATGAGGGTAATGTACTGCGTACCATTTCACCTGCCAAAACAATTCTTGCGAAGGCTACCGTTGAAGAAGATTTCGACTCACCTTTTGGTATCTATGATTTGAATCAGTTTCTTGGTTGTCTGTCTCTTGTCGATAATGCAGAGATTGAATTAAAAGATACTTATATGCAAATTCATAGTGATGCCTATAAACAGAGGTATGGTTATGTAGAAAAAGATATTATCACTACACCCCCAGCAAAAGAAATGAAACTTCCTAGTGAAGATGTAACATTCGTTCTTACAAATGATGTTATGCAAAAAGTTATGCAGTCGTGTAATATCATGCAGTTTCCAAATGTCCTTGTCGAAGTGAAAGACAATCAACTGTCTCTTGTGGCTTGCGATATAAAGAATCCTGGTGGTAACCGTTTCGAAGCATTTATCTGTGAACATGAGGGTGAATACTCGTTTACTTATCGTTCTGATAATCTAAAAGTAATGCCTTTCGATTACAATGTGAGTATTTCAGACAAGGGCATTTCAAAGTGGTCTTCTAGGCCAGAAAAAGTGGAGTATTTTATCGCGCTGGAACAAGACTAATTAATTTAATTGGAGTTTATTATGACTGATGTGAATCAACTGTGGGTGGAGAGATACCGACCACGAACCATTGCCGATTGCGTTCTTCCAACAGACCTTAAAAATACTTTTTCTGAATTCGTAAAATCAAACTATGTTCCAAACCTTCTTCTAAGTGGCGGTGCTGGTGTAGGTAAAACTACAGTAGCTCGCGCCATGTTAGAAGAATGTGATTTTGAATACATTGTTATTAACGGTTCTATGAATGGTAACATTGATACTTTGCGTACTGAGATTCGCGACTTTGCTTCTACCATGTCGTTTAGTGGTAATCGTAAGTATGTGATTCTTGATGAGGCTGATTATCTCAACCCACAATCTACTCAACCTGCGCTTCGTAATTTTATGGAAGAGTATTCAAAGAATTGTGGTTTTATTATGACCTGCAATTTCAAAAACCGTATCATTGAACCACTTCATTCTAGATGTTCTGTTGTTGACTTTAATTTGCGTGTTAAGGATAGACCAAAACTGGCGAAACAGTTTATGGCTCGTATACGAGACATTCTAGAAGAAAACAATGTAGAATATAAAGATGAAGTAATTGCCGAACTTATTATGAAACATTTTCCGGATTGGCGCCGTGTGTTGAATGAACTT